AGACCATGTGTTTTACAGCACTGTAGAGGGTGATAACCCCTCTCTCCGCGTAACCAACGATAACCCTGCTCATTCAATATGCGGTATTGTGGGTGACTATGATGCGTCCGTGGACTGGAGCATTGTTGATAAGCTGATCAAGGCTCAGTGTCGTGGGTATATGCCTACATGGAGGAGCAAAACGGAGTCGGGGTATATCCGACTAGTTTGGGAATTTGAATCGAAGATGCCCATAGCTCCGGAAATGTTCGCGGCCTTCATGAAGCAACTGGCTTCCCAGCTTAACATGGAGCGTGTATTTGCAGGGTTCGATTCCGCCTCCTTGCGAGCTAACCAGTATTTCGAGTTTGGGGAAGACTGGGTGAAGATTGGTGACCCCCTCCCCGAATCGTTCTACCGGGCTTCTCTATTGAAAGCGGCTATGGATAACCCTCCCCAAGCATTGGAGACCTCCATACCTATAGAGGTGGTGGCATCCGAGGTGGAGAAAAAATTCCCCAACAGGTGGGATGGTGAGTTTGCAATTGGGTCGAGGGGGCCGCTGTTTTGGATTGATGACGGGATCGACCGGGAGGGTTGCCAAGTAGTTGAGGACGGGATTATATGCTACTCCGACAGAGCTGGGAAAGGTTTCGTGTCGTGGAGGGATGTGTTTGGGAAGAAATTTGTAGAGGACTACGAGCAACAAAAGCTGGGCAACCTGCTAGATCATTACTGGTTTAACGGGAAGAGCTACTTCAAACTCCTATATGGGTCAGCTGTATCTATACCGAAAGACCAGCTAGTATTGGAGCTAAGGAGCGCGGGATACTCACCGAGAGCCAAGAAAGGGAAGCCCCTATCAGAAGTGGAAGCCGCTATTGTAACTATATCCAATGACAATAGGGTGGATGAGATAGCCCCGGTGGTGTTCTCGAAGGAGAGAGTGGTAACCTACAACAGCCATAGAATCTTAAACAACGCTAACATAGACCCGGTGGAGCCCTCCGATGACGGAGACCCAGCTAGGTGGCCTTTTATCCATGAGTGGTTAAGTCAGCTGTTTGTCAACGGCAGTAGGCCAACGATAGATTACTTCTATGCGTGGATGAAGAGATTCCATAACGCCGTCCTAGAGAGAACAGATGACCAAGGACAGGCACTGATTCTCGTTGGGCCAACCAACAAAGGTAAATCGCTTTTATCCAACCGAGTTATCAGCGCAATGGTAGGGGGTTTCGCGGATGCGTCGGACTACCTCAGTGGTCAGAGTAAGTTCAACAAAGACTTGGCGGGTAAAGCGGCTTGGGTAATAGACGACACAACCTCAGCCGCCTCATTCCAAGATCAACGTAGGGCGACTGAGCTTATCAAAAAGACGGTGGCTAACCCACGAATCGACTACCATGCGAAGTATGTTGATGCCATTGCCGTTCCATGGACAGGTAGGGTTATATTCTCTCTGAACATGGATGCTAACTCCCTAGCCGTTATCCCTTCACTGGATAGCTCCAACAGAGACAAGCTAATGGCCTTGCGAATTAGCAACAAGGCAACCAGCAAATTCCCACCTAACTCCGTAGTAGAACAAACTATCGGGGACGAGCTACCCCACTTCGCTAAATTCTTGCAGGACTGGATTGTGCCTCAGGAGATAGAAGGGCTATCCCGCTTCGGGGTAATCAGTTACATAGACAAAACAATAGCTAGTGCCGCCTACGACAATTCGAGCCGTAGTAGTGTGGCCGAGTTGGTGGAGTTCTTTGTCAAGAGAGCTAGAGAGTGCGGGGTTACTTCTAAATGGCGCGGGACTCTCACGGAGTTTCAAGTGGCTATCCACGAATTTAACAACGGTAGGAACGTGGGCATGAGCGGGAATTTGGAATTTGTCCGGCGAGGGATGCTCGTTATGGAGGAAGCTTCCCGCAACAGCCTTTCCGCGAGACCTGTAATATCAATGGGTTCCGGGGGAGGTAAGGTGTGGGAGGTAGACCTAAGTGATGCCTACGATATTGATAAAGAATACAAAAGCGTGGACATAGATACAGCTGTGAAGCAGACTGTGGTCTCATGACTAGAGACGAGATAGATAACTTCATAGAAGAAACCATCCCCGGAGAGGATGTCCTAGTAGCAGACGGATTAGAATCCGCCTTTCTAGGTATAGAGTGCCGGGAAGGAACCCCCCGAGCCGTGTATTCCGTCGAGTTGGCTATAGCCGCACTAAATAAGCAGGGCATGACCCACGAGGAAGCCACGGAATACTTTTGGTTCAACTGTGCCGGGGCCAGTGTGGGGGATCAAACCCCCGTTTGGGTTAACTGCATTGAATACTAAATAGACTGGGAAGGTCTATTTAGTTTGTCGATGGGTATGTGGAGCCCGGACATACGGTATAGAAACCCATCCGAGTCTTTGTAACCACGCTCCCGATACGTAGCTTTTTTCAAGAGCTGTGTGGTGGGTAGCCACCCCACAACCCAAACGCACATTAAGTCCTTACGGACACGAGTAAAATAGTAGGCGTCGTTGTTTGGCCTAAACTTTTTACCCGCGTTTACAGACGCGGTGTAGTGCATCTTCGGCTCGCTACTGCAAGTTTTGGATTTCACCTCCACCCTTTTCTTCTTGAATATAAGGTCGTGGGTAAACACCTCGTCCCCCACATACCTACTGCGGGATAGGAATTTTTGGACAGCTATCTCCCCAAGGCATCCCGTCATCCTCCCCAGCCCCTTGGTAACAGAGTGTGGTAAAACCCCCATAGCTATGGAGCGGTTAAGGGCTAAGGCTAGGTCGTCCCCCGTAGGGTGGAACACGGCAAAGTCCGAAGATAAATCAAATTGCTTGTGCTTACGCCTCACTCCTCCACGTAGTTGATGCGTTTTTTAAACGCAATCCACGCAGGGAAAAAGACTGTCTCTAGACAACGAACAACGGACTCCTGACAATAGACATCCGAATAACCTACACCGGATAGAAGAAGGGACGCTTCCATCATCTCGTGCCTTATAGTATCTACTTCTACACGCTTCGATAGACCCGTGTTGATTTGAATCAACTGGTCGTCGTGGAAGTATTCACCGAAAGTATCTGAATCAGCTCCCTTAAAGGGACGTATAATAAGGCGAACCGAATGGCCCGCGATATCTACTGACTTTGGATACCTCATAAATTGTCACCATTTACCCACTAAATCCTTATACAGGATAATGCCCCCAGCTATTGCAGAAGCAATCCCGGTAGAGTGCTGAGTAGCTAATTCCCAGTCATCCTCATTGGTTCCGAAGAAAGGCTCGCAAATAACAGCGGGGCAGTGGGTGTTCCGAAGAAAGGCACTACCTCTACTTCCTTTCTTGCGGGGTTTAATCCCCCGGCTGGTAAACTGAGGGAACGAGTCTTCAAAGGAATCCCGTAAAGTGCGTGCGAGCAGGCGACCCTTCTCGCTTGTATGCCAATACAACCACTCATGTCCCGTTGCTTTGGGAGTAGCGGCGTTAAAGTGGAGCTCGACGGCAACAGAAATACCGTCTGCTTTCATCTTCCTCCCCAGCCACTTCATAGCAGTGGTGTAACCCCTGCCCTCATAGGCGTCATAAATTTTTACCTTAGCCTTTATACGTGAGGATATGAGGTCAACCAAAGCACAATTGTATTCATACTCGGTAATGTTCCCCACGGACATTGCTCCGCTATCCCCCGCCCGACTGTGGCCTACGCAGAGCCCTATCATTATTTACCTCCTCCTATCACTACCGCCCGCCGGTAAGAATAGTCAGAGTGGAACTTCTGCCCCCTCCCTATAAGAACCCCTTCCTTAAAAGGGTATTCGTGACCCTCTACCAGAGTCACTGTTGGAGGATCATGCAACGCGCTTTCGTTCAGCTTTGAGTCTCTTCGCAACCCGCTCAAGGCGCAACTTTGCAGAAGGACTGCCATCAGCGGCAAGGGTATCAATTTCATCTTCGAGGTCGTAAAGGTAAGTGCGTTGCCTCCATCTAGAGAAGGCAATGTAGGCTTCAAGAGCCGACGTTAAGAGCCGTATAAGGCTCACTTCCGCTTATTCAAGACAGACCAAATTAATCCGACAAGGGTGACCACGGCTGATACGCCAGTGGTAACCTGCTCGCCGGAGGCCAGTCCAGCTTGAGTCATGAAACCACCCCCAAAAGTAAGGATGTGGCGGACGATTCCGAGTATAGCTTCTTTGCTCATTATTTTGTATTCTTATTTTTTAGTAGATGGTAGAGCGACACAACCGCTACGGCGATGCCTAATAGCC